GATCTATATGCGAGGCCGAGTTTCTCTTTACGGGTTTTATGTTTCCCGCCGGATCTTGGATAATGCTGATATTGTCAAACATCCACCGGAGCACTGGGTTGTCGGGAAACTGGATCTTGCCGGCCATGATCATACGCTGGAGTTCTTTCGTTACGGGCGATAGAGTTCGATAGCCTTGTCTAGCTTCAATCGCGTTCCATCCGTCTGCCTGCAGCTCATTGGAAAACTGGCTAAAGTTCCACGGGTCACCAACGAGGTCGTTGATCTTGGTCGCCTCGCGCCGCTTCTCCAGGTAGGCAGCAATAAAGGAATAGTCGCAGATATTCCCAGGTGTCAGCTGGATGAAGCCTTTCTTTTCCCATAGGTCATAGGGTACGTGATCGGTACGTGACCGGGCAGCCAGGTTGTCACCGGGGATGAACGCCATGGGCACGATGTTCCACTGACCATCAGGCTTGAGGGGCGCCCACAATTCGACGCATCCTACCAAGTCGATGGTACGGGCAAGGTCGAGGCCCACAAAGCCCACGCGTCCGGCAGTCGAGAACGGCTCATTCGTGACACACTTGTCGTAGAAGGACATGTCGAGCCAGCGCTCGCTCTGCTGGGTCCAAGTGTTCAGGAACAATCGGCGGAAGGCGTTCTGCTTTGCGGGGACATTGATGGCTTCATGGCACTCGCTCTCGAGGTACCACTCAGGGACTGTGACGCCCAGGGAGGGATTCACCTTGCGCCATACCTTCGGATCCGTCCAGTCGTCTTTCGGTTCCGCCTCATAGATGACAGTAAAGAATGTCGGGTCTTCCATCATTCCGGCGGCCACATTCTTGGCGTACTCGTAGGTCTGGTAACAGATGGACTCTTGGTCATATCCTGCCGTTGTGATCTCAATGATGAGCGGCTGCTTGCGCGCGCCCGTTGCCGTCATGACCAGGTCGACCAGCTCCGGATCGTCGAAGGCATAGAGCTCGTCGATGACCGTGCCGCTGATATTGTACCCGGCCTTCGTCTTGGCCTCGGAGCTCAAGGAGCGCAGAACAGAATGGCTGCTCTCCTGAACGATCGACGTCTTCAGAGTGATGATCTTGTCCGCGAGCACTGACGAGGTCTCAGCCATGATCTTGGCGCAGTCAAAGACGATATGCGCCTGTTCCCTATCATTCGCTAAGGTGTAGACTTGGGCGCCTGGCTCACCATCGGCAAAGGCAAGGAGAAGGGCAAGACCAGCGCAGAGTGTTGACTTCCCGTTCTTGCGCGGGACCTCAATGTAGGCCTTGCGGTACATGCGGAGCCCATCCGCAAGACGCTTCCAGCCAAAGAGCTGGCGAACAATGTATGCCTGCCAGTCCTGGAGAACGAAGGGCTTTCCCGCCCACTCACCTTGGTACTGACGGAGCAGGGAAAAGAAGCGGACAGCGTAGTCGGCTGACTCTTCGTCGAAGTAATATCGCTTCGGATCGATACGTTTCAGGTCATTCGTGATCATACTTTCCTCGGCGGTAAGGATTTCGGAGGCGTTAATAGATCCTGCGTCGGCTTGCTCGGCTGCTGGACCTTGACGCCAGAACGAGCAGCAGGCGTGAAGCCCATCTCGCGCGCAGACTTCATCATGTCATCGTGACAAACCTTGCTGATACCGACCCAGGCAGAGGCTTGCTCGGCACAGTAGCCATGCTGTCCATTGATGATCACGGTCTTACCGAACTTCGCTAGATGTACCTCGGCCTCATGCCAACCGGCATAGTACTGACAGTACGACGCCAAGACAGCGCGGTCTGTTGTCATCAGAAGGCCAGGTACAGCCTTGAGTTCCTTACAGATTCGTCTCCATTCTGTCTTTGCGCCCACTGTTAGCCAGGCAGGACAGGAAATAACAGCGTCGAACTTCGGCTCGTCATGGTTCAGAGGACGATGACCAGGATTGCCTTCGAGACGCTTGAGGGCGTCCGGCTTGCGAGGTCTGCCAGTGCGGGACACTACAAGGCCCCCAGGGGCATGACTTTCGCACAAGCATGCGCGTGTCCCCCCGCCGGCCTGACGCGTGAATAGCTGTGGGTTTTTGACTGGCATACCCCATGCATCAACACTGTGTACTCAGTCATCATGCTGTCCGCCCTTGCTTGGGTGCAGTTCGTTATGGCAAGACGCACACAATGACTCAAGATTGCTCTCATTGAATGCCAACCCTGGATCATCACGTATGGGTACACGATGATGTACCATTGTTGCTGCTGTCACGCGTCCTGCCTTCTCGCACTCTTCACATAGGGGGTGCGCATCAAGGTAGTGTCTACGTACTGCTGACCATTGCGCTGTCTTGTACAAGAGATGCTCAGCCTCATTGCGTCTTGCTGCGTCATAGTCATGGGCTGTTGTCTGTTGATGCTCGGCACAGTACGATGATCCAGGAATAGCGAACTGATGACACCCGGTGCGATTGCAGTAGCGCTTAGCCGCATAGGGCATGTCACTTGGCACCCATCGTCTTGTACTTGAGGATCCTGACCATGAACCAGTAAATGATCGGGCTCAGGGTCTTGGCTCTGACCTTGTATCGAATGTCCAATATGCTTTCGCCCTTCTGTCTGTCCTTGGGTGTCATCACGACATGCACATGAACGACGTGGTGAGTGATCTTGTCATGTCCAGTGACAATGAATGACATGGTAGAGAGGGTCATACTGGCACCATAGGTGAGAGCGGGGGCTGCACGGGAACGTTGCCCGACTTGGTGCTTAAGGCAGCACGTTTGATCCCGCTCTCAGTGAAGTTGTAGGAACCTACGGGAGTCGCACCCGCATCAGCACCCTGGCTGATTGCTGTGTCCAGTTCCATATGACGTTCCATTAGGTAGGGGCAGGCAGGATTTGCACCTGCGTCCGCCGAGGGCAAAGCCCGGTCGGCAGCGTCTCGGATAGTCAGCCCCATGAGGCCCGAGGTCGTGAGTCGAACGCGACCGTAGCGGAGAGTCGCCACATGCGTCTGCCTGGACTCGGGCATGAGCGGTGACATCAGCGCAGGGCCGTGAAGGAGGATTGGAGGAAGCGACCCTGCGCTCATGCGATCGACCATGTCAGCCTATCCCCAACCCGGAGTGCGCATTCTTCCCTTTCGGTGCCCGGAATGGACCTTCACCCAGGATATCGCCCGTATGTCCATTGCGTGCTTCGGCATCCAGGGCACGGCGGCGCCATATATTGCATTCGTCGCCAAGTTTGAGATAGTCAGCCATCGTGACGGTCACTTGTGTCGGATCCGGGATGGGTGCCATAGTCGGCGCCCAGATATGTGCTCCATTCTTGCCTGAGTTATCCACAGACGCAAATCTCGGTTTGCGGGCGTCCAACGTCGCCTGCTCGTCGCTTTCCATGGGCTTTTCTTTTGGGGCGCGTAAACATTTCTGCCGCGAAGTCATACTGAACTCCGCAAACCGCTATCTATGCGGGCCGTTTGTGCGGAAGGCGAACATTGAGCGACAAATCTTGTGCCAGTTTTACCCCGAATTTGACAAACGACAGGGAGGACTAACATGGTGACGCCTCCTGCACGAGCGCGGACCAGGAACCGGCCGAACCGCTACTCGACACAGGAGGTGTCACGTTGGAAAGAGAGTATGACAGCTGACGGAACGCTCTTACATATCCCGCCAGACACATCCTGTCAGACGTGCGCTCTTCCAAGGTCTTGCCTCCAAGGTCTCTGATCGCCAGACATCCAAGGTCTCTGGCACTACACGCTTAATGTATGGTCAAGTGGCGCACCCCCCAAATGTCAGCGAGTATTACACGCGAAGTTCAGGTGCACGCGCCCGCCAACCTGCCCCAGCTGTGCATAAACGCGAGCCAGGCGGTCATGTTCACGGGCGGCGGCTTCCGGACTGGCCGTCACGTGGCTGAAGATCGTGTGCTTCTCTCCCGTCTGTGGATCCGTGACACAGAGTGCTCCACGCCACTTCCCGCTGGCTGTCTGTGCCACGCCATAGTAGCCATGCCTGGGTTCACGCGGTCTGATTGGACGCGGATGCGCACGACGGACAGGTTCCAGGTCTTCAATGCTGTCGATGACCCCGTTGCGGATGTGAACCAGACAGCGGCGGTCATCATCGGAACGGATGAACACTTCGGTATTGTGGATGTCCATCTCGTAAATAATGGCTGGCAACACATGTGTGATGCCTTCACGATCCCCGCAGACTTCCCAACAGAGCTCTTTGAGTGCTCGGACGCTCCGGTATCCCCTGGCTGCGAGTGCTGCAATTACGTCTTCTCTTGCTCTCTCCATAGCTGGTCCCTTTCTGGCGCCAAACGCCAGCTTGCACTAGCCCTTCGTTTCAGTGGTACGAACACAGCGCTTTTCTCTGGCCGGTTTTCGCCCTGCGCGCTGTGGGTCGTTCCTCCTTGCCCTTGACTTGCCTCTACCCTCGAGGCTTCCCTATGCTACCTTGTTATGGACCCGGCGTACAGCCTTCGCAGTCGACGGCTTTGTGGGTTTCTTCGCCCTGGCAGGCTTCGGGGCAAACTGAGTGAGAGGCACGAAGTTGTCATCGCAGATCACGCCATCCACGGTCACGACGTTATCGATGATACTGACGTTGCGCCATGTGCCGTCCAGTTGCACGGGACTGGGTTCCTCGGTTGGCTTCTTTGTAGGTTCAATAGGATTCAGATCGCATCGAACCCTAGGCGCCCAAACCAATTCCTTGCGGAGGTCGCAGACGTGATCACATTTCTTGCAGACAGGTTCTGTTGCCCATGGGACAGACCCGCTATAGTCAGGACAGCCGGTGATGCTGATGGGCCGATTGCACATCCGATAGCGAGTACCGCCACGCTGCCCCATCTCAGGACCGTCCTTGCATTCGTGGTAACGGTCGCAGGCCATGCACTTGCAATTGGCGCAGGCCGGGAACTTACCCTTTACGCAACGAAGGAGGTAGTAGATCTTGCTGCCCTTGTCGAGAGCCTCCGTTTCGCAAGTCTCGTATTGCGGGCAGTCCTGATGACAGACGCAACGGTCAGACGCAATGGCGACCGGTGTGATCGGCTCGGGGAACAGCGAACCCGCCCACCCAGAATCTCGAAGGTTTGGTCTCATGTCAGCACCCATTCGCGAAACGATCCGTAACCCTGACAACCGTTTCTTCTGACCTGTTTAGACGCCCAATACCTTCTGGACACAGTGAAGGATGAGCCGCTCCTAAAATCTTACCCGCCAGACTTACAGAAACCCGAGCCTTGCAATTCCCAGTCTGGGGACAAACCTTCTCAAAAATCCAGCAAATCTCATTTTTAACCTCATCATTGGCACATGGAAACAGCTCGCCGACATATCCGCTATCAACGGGCACAGGTCTCATGACGTCACCTTCGGGAGAAGGACATCTAGCCTCAATCTCTGCGCCAATCGGTCCAGTTTGCAGTTGCGGGCCGCGTCAATTTCCGCGCCCCACCGCAGCCGCATCTGATCAATCATAAGGCTCACGTCTGCAAGTTCCTCTATGAGACCCTTGGAAGACCGTTCGCGCCCACCAAGGAACTTTGCAGCAGCTTGGACGAGCTCTCCACTCTCTTCAATCACCATCATCAACTGAGCATCGAAGCCCCAGGTGTCGAGAGCTTCCTGCAAGACTGCCTGCTGCTCCAGGACAGTCATGACTTCAACTCCGGGACATACAGCACCTGGACCTTCACGTTGCGCCTGCGGCCCCAATGTATTGCTGCATCCGTCGACCATAGGAACACGTCCAGCTTGTTGCCCTTAATGGCAGAGCCGGTGTCGATGACGGTGCATGGATCGCCATTGTTGTACCCGGGAATGATACAGATGGACCCGAACGGCAGAACCCGCAAATCGGCTGCGATACCTCCGACGTACACGCGCTTGCCGCTCGCTGTTGTCATGGGGTCGCTGTCACACTCGGCAACAGTCGGAGAATACGCGCTGATCTCCATGGACAGAACCATGATGGGTTTAGAGAGGCGTGTCGTCAACTTCTCAATGGGAAGGGCTACGCTTGCCATCCTGCGGGCTGCCCGGAAGTTGACGACATCGCCCGCTGTGACCACTATTGGATTCCCGATCATAACAATCAGGAAGGCGATCACGATGAACCACTGAACGCCCCACCACCAGACCGTGCCCAGGACTGGCAGCGATTTCCTGCGTCCTTTCATTGCCCACTTCATGACGTCACCTTCTGCCTGGTACTGGCGTCCGGGAAGTTCAGGACCAGTGCACACAAGGCATATCCGCCTTCCGTCTGATATTGGAGAGCAGCTGCGTCGCGCGCACGAGCAGCCGTTTCCGGAGTCGTGAACGTCCCCAGGTACAGAGCACCCAACTTCTTGGTCCGCCACAGGATCGCGTACCACGATTCCCGCTGACCATATTGGTAGACACCGAGATACCGCTTGTGTTCCACCGTGAGCACGGGCACAGGGAGAATGGACGGGCCTTCCGCGCCCAGGTCGAACTTGACGAACTCACGCCAGATCTGCAGGATGACGCGTGCCCTGCCGAAGGCGTAGATGAACGTCTGCGGCCACCAGTTCTGGTGCAGGCCCCACGCACGAGCCTGGGCAATGAGGGTTTCCTGGTTGCCGTCACCTGCGATGGTGGTGATCCTGCCGGTGATGGACACGACCCGGTAGCCGGCTACCTTCACCACGTCCTCGACCCCGCACTTCACGAGATTGGGGCCGCTCACTGCGCCACCTCCGGCTTCTCTGTGCTGATACACCAGCCGCCTTCCTGCGGGTGATCATCGACCGGGCAAGGATCCTCGTCGATCGGAGAGCACTCAGGATCTTCGCCCAGGAACCTTCCGCTGCTGCACGTTTCACACGTGTGCACATAGCCAGGCATGCACGCCAGGACGTTGTCTCCGTCACAGCACGGAGCGAGGTCTCCAATCTGGCAGCCGCAGGATTCAGTCTGGCATGCCAGTCCATCGAAGCCATGTGCCTTCAGATACTGCTCGACGATCTCCCGGACGTTCACGGGGGTCGTGCGTGCCGGCTGCCGGACGGTCAATTCGTCGGCAGTCATGGCTCACCTCTCATGATCGAACGAAAATGAGACCGGTGTTCCAGATCCAATTCTTTTGCGTAGCAGAAGGTGTAGTCAGAACATTGACGACAGGACGGCCCACGGTTCTCGCAGTCTTCTTTCTGTTTGATCCCGGAGTTGATACTCAGACAACCACCGAAGTCGTCATAGCTGACCTTTTCATGGAGCGCATCGACAATCCAGGTCATAGCACCCTCCCGCGCTTCGCCCACCAGACATCGAGCTCGTCTGAGCTGCGGGCAACGAGGTAGACTGCACCGGCGTCCAGGAACCGCGCCCGCCAGTCCTTCTGCTGGTCACTCAGGCCGCCTACTGGTGTCTTCATCTCAATACCGAGCAGCCTGCCCGTCCCTGGTTCGATAGCCAGGATGTCGGGGAGACCTGCGACGCCGTAGCGAACGAACCTCTTGCTGATCGACCCGTCCTTGCGAGTGTTTTGATAGCTGGCCGCGCCCGTATTGTTGCGCCAGAAGACGAAGTCGTGCATCGCCAGCCAGGCGAGGACTTCTGTCTGACGCGCCCCTTCCCTGCGAGTTCTTTTCGCGAGCTCTTCGCCGTCAATGATCTGGTTCGAACACACTGCCGCTACTGTCTTTCGCATGCTGAGCCTCCAAGGTCTCATTTGTCGTACGGTTCTCGGTACTTACTGCTGGTGCTGTGCTATCGCCTCTCCTTTGGGTGATGTGAAGTCCTTCCTGTCCGCCCACTCAGCCTTCTTGCCTTTGTTCCACTGGGCCACCGGCCTCAGATAACCAACCACACGGCTGTAGACCTCCGTCCTGCTACGTTTCTCGGCAGGGATGATGACACCGTTGTCCAGGACAAGATCGCCGTTCGCGAGTTCAACCATTGGCTGCACCTTCTCGGCTGCGGCCCAACGTCCCTGAAACATGTTCTCGTACTCTTCGCGTGTCATATAGCCGTAGGATTTCTTCCACTCTTCGCCAGATTTCTTCCACTCTGTGTCAATCCCGCAGAGTTCTCGCGTGACGCTCACCTGCGTATCGAACTGAGGATTGACGAACTGTCCCGGCGTCGTTTCCAGTGAGGCGACCAGTGGACGCCACTTCACCAGAAGATCGATGCAGTGGGCCAAGGACTCGGTTGCGTGAGCGAGTTGCTCTTTGACCGCCGGCAGCCGATGACTATACCCGCCCGCCGCGTGGAACCTGCGAGCTACGGCTACGGCTTCGTCCTTGGCTGATTCAGCAATGAGCAGATCGGCTACCGCAATAGCCCTGTAACCCTTGGCCATGTCCAGCTGTGACATGAGGCAGAAGTGTTCTGTGTCGGTCATGATCACGAGCTTGCCAAGGCGCATCACTTCGCCACCTGTCGGACCATGCCGGAACCGGTCAACACCAGAGAACGCTCGTCGAACTCGCGGCAAATCACTTGTTCCGCTATGATCCCCGGACGAACGGCGCACATCATGGTCTCACGATGCAGGCGGGCGTTCAGGACACACGTCTGGCGCTTGCAGATCTCGCAGAGAATGGCACGTTTCATGCCTGCACCTTCTCGGGTGGCATAGCATAGATACCGTATTCGCCTGGCTCAAACATGCATGGAGCATTGACGCCCTTGCAGAAGTTATCGGGGCAGATACCGCCAAGGTCACAATCATCGCACGGATCGTCATCCTCTGCCCATTGCGGCACAGTCAATAGTGCGATTGGATCGCCACTGACCCGACGCTCCAAAGCCGCTGCCCGCTTCTCGTAGATGGTGGCAACCTTGCGGTGCAATTGAATGTCCGCATCAGCATCATCTTTGACCAGCTCGCGGTACATACGACATTCGTGCACGGCTTCTTTGATGCACCACGCCATCATAAGCACGAGGATCAGGATGCAGACGGCAGGAACAACCATCGCGACCATCATGCCTGTACCCCCTGGATCAGCTGGCGGATGAAGTCGAGGCCTTTTTGAAACACGACCGTCTTGTAGTACACGTGGGTGTCTCCGGACGGATCGTTCCAGCTGCTCTCGATGACTCGGAAGTATCCGGCGTCGACGTACCGCTGGTACGGCCGGTTGTTCTCCTGGAGGATCGACTTCTTACGAAGCAGATCAAATAGGTTCGTACGGCCGAGTCCGGGAACGGCTAGCGTCTTGGCGACCGTGCCGATGTCGGTGGTGTCGCTCGAGCTAGCCACGGTGTCAAAGAAGGCGACCTTCGGGGCCTCGAGTGCCAGCTGCACCTGCTGCTTTTCGATCTTCTCCGCCTGCTGGGCTGCCAGGTAGAGGGCAGCACTGAATGATGTCGGCACTATGGGAACCTGGACAGACGGGACGGTGTAGGTGCCAGTGGTGCGAAGAGAAGGTAGAACGTCGTGCTTCAGCCACTTGATGAACGGTCCGGCAGCCTTGTGGTGAAAGGCCAGGCCATAGACCCCTTCTTCGGAGACGGCGATCATCGACTGGCGCCCACCAAGGGTGTCCGCGATTACCGCACCCTTTTCGTCATCGGTCAGCCATTCGACGGCGTCGCGATACTTGCTGATGCCCATGATCCTGCACACGTCCTGGGCGACGAACCAGATCTTGCCTTCGATGACCGACGTCCGCACCGGCTCATGTCCGGCGAAGTTGAACGTCGTGATTGCACTTGCTGCTGTTTCCTCCATTCCAAGCCTCCAAGGTCTCAGATGTGGTGCTAGTGTTACGTACGCCTTTGGCTCTCTCCAGTCAGGGCCACCCAAGTACAGGCCTCATGCCACCGGTCAGCGCAGCGGGCAAGGGCACCGCCGCGGTAGGTCTCCCATTCGGTCGGGAGAATGTTCGTCGTGACGATCATCGGACGCCGGTGAGCGTAGCGTGTGTTGATGACACTGTAGAACGCCGCCACCGCGTCCTGGTTGCCACCCTCCTGCCCCACGTCGTCCATAATGAGCAGCTGGGCCTTCGACGCCTGCTGAATCGCCGCCTGCGCCCGCCTGCCGTCGTCGCCATAGATACAGCTCGTGAGACGGAAGAAGTCCGGGACGCTCCAGGCCGACAGCCACGTGTTCGCCTCGGGCAGAGCGCCGTTCTTCAGGAAGTCCAGCCATGCCATGGTCTTCGCGTACTCGAGCGCCACGTGCACGGCCGTCGTCGATTTGCCGGTGCCCTTTGGCCCTTCGATGAGGATACTGCTGCGCGCGCCGTCGGAAAAACGGCAGAATGTGTCCACCTCGTCGAGGGCGCGGCACCGCTTCGGATCCCAGAGCAGGTAGATCGACCCCAGGGCGGGCGTCTTGCGGACAAAGTACACCAGCTGGTTCATCCAGTCGGCGAACTGCTCCCTGCGCAGGCCGACCATCTCTTCGCTGAGGTCATTCATGGGAGTCCTCGTCATGGTCCGGGTTAAAGCTGCCGACGTGTGTGTGAACAGGTGCAGGCTTCAGGCCGTCCCAGGCTTCGGCGAACGTCCCGCGAGCACTTGGACTCATGGCTGCCAGTTCGGCGGGCGTCTTTTTCTTTGGTTTGGTCTCCTGAGTTGGTTCGGCTTTGGCCGGATTTTTGGAACCATCAAAGGAGGGCCTTATATCTTTTTCTAGTCCAAATATAG